CAGCGCCTTTGCCGCCGCCAGTAGAACTAGTAGAGAGAAATGAAGAATTTGATCCTGAAGTTTCTGCCGCGCCACCACCACCAACTGTGATCACGTAAACAGTTCCTGTATTTAAACTTGCTCCAGTAGCCGTTCTAAATCCACCCGCGCCACCACCACCGCCAGAACTAGTCGCCGCAACGCCAGTGCCCCCTCCTCCACCTCCAGCAACGACCAAGTAGTCGATGAGGATAGGCGCTTGCGGAAAGTTTGCCGCAACAGGATTGTATGTGGCACTAATGAACCCGCCGGGATAACGAAGTCCCATACGTCACCTATTAGGTAATGGCTTCGAAAGTCGCCGTAAAGGTCAGCGCACTCGCAGTGCCACTGTAAGCTGCTACCGACTGATTTTCAGTGACGTACAAGCTGTTTGTCTTGTCTACGATGATCAACGTCGCATTAGGGGGCACCGAAATCTGATATGCCGGATACGTAATCACGGTCGCCGAGCCAAAGGTCGCGTTGTTACCAACGGCAATCGTCGCCACCGCAGCGGACGACGTGGTATTCGCCACCGTGATCGACGTGACACGGTTTACCGTGTTCGTCGCAGGCTTTAAACCAGTCAGTGATGTCGTACCGTCATACGTCCACGAAGTCGTGGCAGTCGCGGCTGACGAAGGGATAACGTAAGCGGTATTTCCGTAAATACTTGTTACGTTGACAATGTTAGGATTGCTCACAATAAGACTCCTTTAGACATGGTTGGCATATACGCCGTGAAGTTTTTCACGAGCCTCTATTGCCACTAACTCAGCTAGGTCGATATCGTCAAAGTAACCGATATTATTTCGCTTTTTGTTCACATCAACATAAACAAACCATTTTTTGTTTCTTGCGTTCCAAGATACGCCTTTAACACCCGAAGTGTTGTTTGCAAAAACAGTTCTATTACACGCGTTTTGCGATTTATTAGCCACACGTAGATTTTCAATGCGGTTATCTAATGTGTCCCTGTTAATGTGATCTAACTCATCTGGCATGACACCTGTATGCCACATGTAAATTAACTTATGCACACAATAGTGTTGACCGTTTATTCTGGTGGTTACATATCGGGCATTGCGAGAACCTAACTTTTTCTTGTTGAGGTCCCCAACAAGATCGCCTGCCTTGTTGTTGGGTCCCATGCCAGATTTTAAGCGCACCAAATTACCATCAATACGATAGTCAAACAGTTCGCGCAGCATATTTTGCGTGAGTTTTTTCATCTTATGTTGCGGTGCACTAAAAGCCAAAAATCATTGCCATTGCGATACTTTTACCTGTTGAAATACCGCCACTTGAAGCCCCCCATGCGGGCACACCTGCCGATATCGTAAGCACCTGACCTGTAGTACCTACTGGCAGCTTGCTCAACGTATTTGTTGCGGAAGCATACAAAATATCGCCCGTAGTGTAAGTACTTTGTGCTGTACCGCCATTCGTTGCAGACAAGGTGCCTGTCACGCCAGTGGAAAGAGGAAGACCTGTAGCATTTGTAAGTGTGCCAGAAGACGGGGTACCTAATGCTCCACCGTTTACAACAACCGCCCCCGCTGATCCAACATTGACTCCAAGCGCTGTTATGACGTTTGCCCCAGTAGTAACCGTAGAAGGAGCAGAACCCGCTCCACCACCCACTACCAAAGCATTTGCAGCAAGTGCCCCCGAACTTGCAATAGTCGAGGTGCCACTAAAATAAGGAACACCGCCTGATGTACCAGAACTTATCCCCGTACCACCAGAACCTACAGCAAGAGGGCTACCCAAAGTAAGTGTAGTCAGGTAAGTAACTGCCGCGCCTACGTCCGTCCCGTTGTTATACAACATGACTTTTGCGCCATTCGGGACAGATACCCCTGTCTGACCAGTGACTTTCACTGTCACCGCGTAGCCCCCAACCGAATTGTTCATCACAATGTAGGGCTTTTGAATTGCGGGGACATTAACCGTGCCAGCAGCCGAAAGCGTTGCCGTGATATCAAGAACAAGGCATCGGAAATCTTGTGCATCGTTGCTATCTGTGTAAGGCAACGTGTAGGAGTTCGACGTAAAGTCGGCTGTCTCCAGCGTCGCCATACCTACAATAGCTTGTTCAAGCCCTCGATAAGTACTGGACGAGCCCAAGTTATTGTTCGTTGTGAGACCCCACGTACCGGCTTGCTCACCGGTACCGATCAATTCAATCTTGAGTCTTGAAAAAGTACTAGCCATGTTTTTTCCTTACGCTGCTTGAACGTCAACCCATGCCGGATTTTGGTAATTATTGATTACCGCCCAGTTGGGGTCTTGGTAATTATTAATCACAGTCCATCCGCCTATTAATACTGAGCCTACTTGCCCTGTTCCAGATACCCCTGTAACTGTTACGCTGTCGTCCGTTTTAACTACAACGGTACCGATTATCCCTAATCCAGAAACGCCATTCGGAGTTTCTTCAACGACCCGTGAAACAGTTCCAACAACACCTGTTCCTGCAACCCCGTTAACGTCAATCGCGGTTCCAAAGAACGGAGTTACTTGTCCTACAGCACCTGTTCCCTCAACGCCAGTGACAGCATAAATTGAGGTTATTGAAAACGCAACCGCACCTATCGCTCCAGTGCCATCTACCCCTACTGCGGTGATGCTCACTTGAGGTATTACATTCTCAATTGCACCTGTCCCAGATACCCCTGTGACAGTAATAACCCGGCCGGTTGAAATCACTACGTTTTCAACTGCGCCGATACCCTCTACCCCAATAGGTATAACGATATCATCGACTTGCACAGAGAAGTTGCCAATTTGGCCTACTCCCTGTACGCCCGATGGGGCGAAAGTCAAGAGCGGCGTAATCGTGCCGACCTGCCCTGTTCCTTCTATCCCAGTGGGTACTACAACATCTTCAGTTGTTGTAGTTACATCCCCTACCGCCCCCGCTCCGGAAACCCCGGTAATAGATGGTGCAACAACTGTAGTAACACTTCCTACATCACCTGTCCCCGATACGCCTGTCGGGATAACAACGGTGGCCTCAATAATGCCACCCCAACTAACACCACTATCGCCCCACGCACCAATTCCCCAGCCTGATATGTTGGTGTCCGGGATGCCACCCCAAGTAGCATCCCCCCATGCACCTTCATCCCAAGCCTTAACAAGATTTGGCACATTCTTTTCCTATCAGGCGATACGAATAATTGCAGTAGAAGCAGCAGCCGCCGGGAACTGGATTTGAAAATCGCCAGAACTTACCTGCTGATCTCCGCCAAAACTTAAAACAGCACACGCGCGTCCTGACGTACCACCGACTGTGGAAGAGTTATAAATCAGACCACCACAAGTAGTAAACGTAGCCGCTGACCAAGTCGTGTTGTCAAAGTCACAGATTGCCGTTGTGCCATCCGAAGTCGGAGTAATCGAAGTTAATGTATTGCCACCAGTGGTATACCCACTTCCACTGCCTAGCTCATCTGAGCCAAGGTCGCTGTAGTTGGTAGTCGCTGCACCAAAGGTGCCACTTCCAGACGCTGTTGCTTTTAACAACGCCAGCTTAAATGTATTACCAGTAGATGCCGTGAAATCATGAAAGGCTCTAAGCACAGAAACCTTAAACGATGTCGGCATTGCAGTGGTTATAGTGATAGGCATATCAATTCTCCAAAAGTTTTACCAATTCAGGATGCCCCGATTCACGGAGTCGATTTGCTAATGTGGTGTTATGCGAAGTTACCGCCTGACGCATATACCGCACCAATACCTCACGTATTTGGGTCTTAAACGCCTCTGCCTGATCACGTATGACCGGGTGAGAACTTTCCCCAATGTATACAATTTTTTCTAACGCCATTTCGGCAACCTCTTCCGGAGTAAATCCTCGCCCCGAAACGGCTACCGCTTTAATATCCCCTAGTAACACACCGCCACCTATCATGCAGGAAACTCCTGTTTTTAATTAAAGCGAAAAATCGCTGTTGTGGCCGTATTTGACGGCATTCTGATCGTAAAGTTTTGGTTGTTACAGGTCTGATTCGTACCAAAATCCAACACAGCTACAGAAGTGTTGCTTTGAGACGTGTTGTAAATGAGCGCTCCTCTTGCAGTAAAAGAAGCCCCCGGCCACGATACATCAGAAAAATCTATGTAAGCAGTGCCTCCGGAAAAACCGATAGTGGCGTTCTGCAATGGTTTCCCGCCAGCGGTATAACCTGTCCCAGATACTTCGTTTGTTGTCGAATATGCCGTCGTTGAAGCGCCCAGTGTCGCGAGGTCTGTATACAATGCAATATACAAAGTATCTCCCACCAAGTCCTGATTACCTTGCAGGACTTGTTGCTTAAAAGAGTTTGTATATGTTTGCGTAAAACTCATCAGGTCACCATGTACTTCACTTGTCCATCCCTATATGCATCACCACGCTCAAGGCCATCGCCCAGCCGCTTGAGTTGCGCCAATGCGTCCTGAAACTTTTTCTCGTAATACGCCATCATGTCCTGCTCTCCCTTTAGGTAGATATTTGCCTCTACCAAAGACCCATACAACAAGGCAGGATCATAGTTATCTCCTAGCCATGTTTGTCCGTCCGGGGCTGTCGTGATTGATTCTGGATAGTAGTAATAATGTAGCTCCATCCCATATGCAGCAGCAGGCGTAGGACCAAAAATAAACGCCAACTCATCCGATATCACACTGCTTTGAACCGAAGGACCAAAAATTGCGTAGTATTTTGGCACCCCAGTAGATGTCGGAGTAGGATAAATCTCACGAATGAAGTTTACGTCCTTGTTCTGCAGATACACATATTCTCCGTCCGGCTTAATCACTGCAAGAGAGAATACGGAAAGAAAATCCGAAGGGCATTGAACGTACTTGTTACTAGCCGCCATTGTTCCCGTGACATTTTTGCGTAAGGCCGCAAGCTGCACAGTGTTATAAATACGTTTTTCAGCCTGCTTGATAAACGTGTTTACCACCCCAGAAGCAAAGGTGTTCTCGGTGTAATCCTCTATCGCAGCAAAAAGTTCCGTGTAGTTCATGTGATTTCTACCGTAACACTGCCTAAACTAAATCCGCCAATTAATGCCTGTGCTACAGGAGAAGGTTGCATCCCAATTGATTCAAACAACGAATCTCCGGGGGCTCCTGCAAAAACAGTCACCGTTGAAACACTTTCTGGACGCGGTTCATAAATAGCTATCGGCTCATTAATCCCGCGCTTCGGCTCAAGTTGTGGGTGCTTTGGTTCGTAGCACTCCTGACAAACTTTAAACCCCGTCCATTCCTTCTTTAATTCTGAATACGGGAACCGTTGGCCACACTGATCACATATGGCTAACGAATATTTGCCAGTTGCATACCCCGCCATCTCAATATCCTAAGTCTGGCGTTAAATACACACTGGCAATATCCCGATCTTCCTGCGCTGCCCGCGCAAACTCTTCTTCATACAACTGCTTCAGCATGACTGTGCGATCTGGGGCCTTTTTTAAAGACAAATAATAGGCTAATCCTGCCGCTAAGCAAGGCAAAAAGCGAAACACTACATCTGCGGTATTCGTATATGCCCCCACATCTTCCATCCGACGAACGGCGTAATAACGGAAGATATATGGCTCCGAATTGTCCGGCGCAGGGTAAACAAAGAGTTTTGGGCTACTTGTACGCTGAACGTAATACTGCGCTGGCCGCGCCTGCGTATTCTTGTCCGGGAGATGGAGATATTCGTTCTGGCTGATTCGGTCAATCGTAATGTCCTGTTGCGTTTGGCCAGAACCTGTACGAATCACCGCAGATAAGACGTTAACGGTGTCAGCAGGCAGCGTGTATTCCGCCTGCCCAAATACCATAGATACCTGCCGTTGCTCAATCGTCCACAGATTGAGTCCTCTATTTGCCCATTCTAGGAACAACAAGTTCAAAGACCGACGAGCGGTCTTCATGTCGTAGCCGTCGCGACCCTCAAGCCCGCAACGCTCATACGCCTCTTCAATCAGGTCATCAAATTCCAGATTGAAGGTGGTTGTTCCAGAGGTTGCCATTTAGCATCCTTTTTTCTTCGCCATGCCGCCAGAAGCATACCGAGTACCTTTTGAGCCACCGAATCTGCCTTGGTTCAACCCCGCTTTGCCACTATGTTTAACGCTTGGCGGTTTGATTTCTTTTACCATCTTGCCAATATCAGGGTCTCTACGACTAGGCGTAACCGCATCACCTACGCGATTAATACTGCCGCCTTTGCCAAAGGTCATGCCCTTGCTGGTTTTACTGAATTTCTTTGCCACTTTGACAGGAATGCCAACTTTTTTCGCAAAAGCCGGGTTATGCGCTGCCGCATCCATCAACTTCTTCTGTTTGGCGCTTTTAGCTGGCATTTTTAGCCTCCATTAGCCGGTCTAACTTCATCTCCAACCGGTCAAGTCTGTCCAATACCCGATTAATATCAGCGTGGACTTCCGCTTTTGTGACGTATTCCTTCGCAATCTCTTCACGAGTGCGATTGAGCAATACCTGCAGCCGATGAACCTCGGCTGACTTTTCTTTCAGAACCCACCCAACCAAGCCAAGGAGGACTGAAAGTACTATGTTCCATACCATGACTTCCATTTCAGCACTTCCACCGTTTTCTGGCCTGCCGCAACCGACTATTCGGGTCTGCCGCAGCCTTTGGAAACTTCTTCATCTGACCCTCACTACGAGCGCAATAAGACTTCCTTCGCGCCGCACGTGCGGCCGAAGGCTTGTCCTCTGTCACCGCAGTCTGCAACTTACTGCCGGGATTAGCACGACGATAAGCAGTTACCCCCTGCTTCGTCATCCCAGCACCGGACTTAGTCGGGCGAAAATTGCCCGACTTGACCGAAGTTGCAATAGGGTTTTCACGCTTTCTAGGCATGATTAGCAGATACGGGTCTTCTTGCCACGCGCAGCACCATTACCACGGGACTGAACAGTCTCAACCATGCCTCCAGAAGCGTAGCCCATGGCCATCTTCTTGCGAGGGCTGACCATACCGCCTGCGGCATAACCCATCATACCGCCGCCCATTTTTTTCATAGGCTTGGAGTCCATAGACAGCATATCGTCGCCAGCCATGCCTTTTTTGGAGGACTTGGCGTAACTCATGCCCTTATCCATGCTCATACCGGACTTCTTCCGGCGCTTGTTCATTTTCATCATCATGATTTGATCCTTTATGCCCAGAAGAATGTTGCCGAAATGACAGTTGTTAGATCAGCGTATGCCCCGTTCTTAAACAAAATACCGTCCTCCGGTAGTGACATATAGATGGCACTACTGCCAGCAGGAACGTCTATTCTGTAAAGAACGGTGCCACCATTACCATCGGTAATCGATACGGAACCCGTTCCCGCATCAGGAGAGACATACACCGCCTTAATACGGGTACGGCCAGTAAAAATGGCCCCATCCGTCGTGCGATAGGTACTCTGTAAATCGCTCATGTACCCCATGGCGACCTCCTAATTAGGTAGCAGAGAACAGGATCGATGCAGCCAAAGTGCAGAATGCGTATGCAAACCAGCTTGTGCCGTCACTGATCAGTTCTACACGGTCACCTGCAACCGAGGAACTTGCCACAAAGGTAATGGTGTCATCTGCGGTGCCAGTATCACCCGCTGCGCCTGCCGCGTTGTACTGCTGACCTTTGATGATGTTTGCGCCGCCATTGGTTACCACGGTGTAAGCAGTGCCTACCGGAGCAGCTTTAACGATAAAGGTAAAGCGCAGACCGGCTGCTGGGAGCGGAAGCGTAGTTACAAATTCGGTAGCCGAATTCAGGAAAATGGTTTTGCCGCTATCGGCTGCAGTCAAAGTGTTGGCAGCAGTTGCGGTAGATACAGCCGCAGGACCGATAAAACCGTTATCAGAGATCACCGGGCCGGTGAACGTAGTATTCGCCATATTGTCCTCACATGCGAGTTGGGCGTATCCGTCTGCATGTCGTCAGCCGGGTCTGTCGAATACGCCGGGAAGCCCCGGAATACGTGCAATATACACTATTGCCAATAAAAGAAAAGGGGCCAATCGGCCCCTTTTCTCGTTCCCCTAATTAGGCTGGGGTGTAGCCTTCTGAACCCCAAATTGCACGGGGATCGGACCAGCCGAAGCTGTAACGCTCACGGGCCTTGTAACGGACGTTACCGGTATCAAAGTCGCCTTCAAAGGCAGTCTTGATGTCGGAACGCTGGAACATCTTCAGGCCGTTCGGTGCATCGGTCATGAGGAACCATGCGTCCGGATCGGTCAGGAAGTGGTTCACGAAGTAGCCTTCTGGAACCATGCCCATCGACTTGATGGCGTTGATGTCGTTGTCTGCGGTTTCGGTACGCAGGGTCGATTTCATCAGGCGCTCTGCGGTAAATTGCAGTTCCTTCGGAATGATCATGCGGCGAACCGACAGAGCGACCTTCAGGCCACGTTCGTCGGTGAAGCCTGCTACATCGATGATGCCCTGTTCCAACGAGGTCTCATTCAGGTCAGCGGCCGTTGTAGGCACGTTGCTGAAGTTAGGACCAAGTGCGGTTGGGTGTGCGCTGTTACACAGCGAAACGCCGTCACCGCCGTTGTATGGGCCAGTGGTGTTGAACGCGTTGTTCAGCACCGAAGCTGCCTTCACCTGCTTGGTGTAGGACATCGAACGGGCCAGTGCCTTGGTGTAACGCGATGCCAGACGGTCATAGAGGTTATCCTCGATGGCCTCTTCAGTCAGCGCGAACGCCAGTGCAACGGTCTCGTGAGTGTAACGAGCGGTGAACGATTCCTGTGCGGAGTCGTAGTTCACGCCAGCACCTTCGTTTTTCGTCGGTGCCTCACCGAAACCGGTCAGCATAACTTCTTCTTCAAACGCACGATCCGACGACTCAATCGAGAAGATTGCTTCGTGTTCGTTTTCGTAGCGCTTGTACTCCATCCCGAACAGAGCGTTCAGGCCGGGCTCTAGTTCTTTAACTAGTTGCGAACGAGAAATAGCCATGATTTAGCTCCTATTAGGTGGGTGCGACGTTGGCAACACCCTCGCTGCCATACAAATGCTTGTTGATCTTAACAATGACTTGGGTAAAGTTAGAACCCAATTCATTGCTCGGTAGTGTATTCAAACCAACTAGCTTTAGCACCAATCCAGCAGCATTGGTATTAGCAATAGTTGAAGAATCTAATTCAGTGGCTGAGACACCAGTAACAACGCTACCTGCTGTGTAAGCAATAGCAGCATTCTTACCAAAGTCAGCTTGAACGATATCTTCGTCAGCTTGAATGGTGAACAATTGGTTAGGATCGTCAACTACATCAGCCGTGATTTGGCCAGTAGTGATGTTGACGGAACCCGGATAGTAGTTCGACCATGTGGGCTTGCCTGAAGTTGGATCAACGTAGTTACAGCCGTTGAATACACCAACCGCAACAGTGTGCGATGCTGCATCAAATCTAACAACATAACCACCAACAATAGTAACCAAGTCGCCTTGGAAAATTGCGCCCGACTGGTTGTCCGCGATCAGGTAGCCATACTGCTTCTGTGCACCAGTAGCAGATAGGTTACCCATAGGGCGGAGACCATAGGCTTTATCGACGTTTGCCATGAATAGCTCCTAAAGGGTTATATAGTCTTAACGACTACCAAAAGTAGTGCGAGAACTCCTTTCGGGGTTCTGGATACGCATTGTCGAGTGAGCGTTTTCACGCATCAACTCATTGTCCACCGCATGAATCTGATCCCGCGCCTTACCGGCATAGTGTGCATTGCGTTCCGCCAAAGTCTCATCTGGAATACGAGCAAGCAAAAGGCCACCAACAGCTACCACACCAGCGTGTTTACCATCTTCGATAGTAGGCAGGGTGTTGCGGTACTCTTCTGGCAGTTCCTCGTTACGCACCAGTTCATAGCCTTCACGAAGACGGCCATAAACATGCTGCTTGTCCTCAAAACCATTGATCTCCGAACGAATCCAGCGATGCTGAAATCCTTTAGGGGCAGGGGGTGCGTCCAACCGTGATGGAGGAGTCCAAGGCTTGCGACGAGCCTCCTTTTCCCGTGAATTACGGGGGGCGCGGTCGATAGTCATTTTCTCTTGGGTCATTTCTTACTCCTTCACGTATTTGGCATATTCCTCGAGAGGAACACCCAATTTCTTTGCGATAGCAACTTGACTCGGTGTTAATTTCACCGAACGGCGTGCACTACTAACCCCGGAACTTCGGGTCGCAGGAGCAACGGCGGGCACGTTCTGCCGTTGTCTCTGTTGAGTCTGTTGAGCAGGGGCAAACCGGTGTGGAAACTCCTGTCTGATCCTGTTGTCTAATTCAGTATAGTACTCGTCAGATTCCGGGTCAAATCCTTCCTCATCCACCATGGCTGCATGGATACCCCATGCCGCATATGTCATGGTTTTGTCTTTACCGAACCACTCATTTTTCGAGGCCCAATCCTCTGCCTTCATACTTGGAGGGCGTTTGGCAGGGGCGGCTTGTTGAACCGGGGCGGGCTGTGGAGCCGGAGCCTGCGCTTGCTGCTGTTGCTGGTACTGGAGCCATGAATTGACTTGCTGCTGCTCCAATGACAACTGCATCAGCCGCTCTTGAGCTTCTGTCTCAGTATCAATGTCCCCTTCTTCCCGAGCACGGCGAATAATGGCCTTGAGCTGATCTGCCTGCGTGGTTATGCG